GCGATTTGAATATCCATTTCACAAGCGTATTTAGCAACCCCATAAGGATCAATTGGTGCCTGTTGTTGTCTTTCATCAAAAATCCCTCCATATCCATGACCATATACTGCTAAAGTAGACGTAAATACCAATCTTTTAACGTCGTGTTTTATACATTCATTAACTATGCGGGCTGTGGCTTTTAAATTATTATCATAATTGTAAGCACGGATAAAAGGTGATAAACCTTCAGCAGCATAAGCAGCAAAATGAAATACATAATCAAATTTATTAACTTCAAAGCAATTTTCAATTGGATGTTCAATCAAATTCATTTGCCAAAAATCTACTTTGGGGTTAATATTTTCTTTAAAACCCCCTGATAAATCATCAATTCCTACTACAGTATATTCGGGTTGGTTTTCTATAATCCAATCTGCTAATCTACTACCTAGTAATCCTGCTACTCCTGTTATTAATACTTTTTTATTCATATTTTAGACCAATCTGTTAGGGGGCTTAACCAAGCTGTTTCTCCATGTGTTGCATACCCTGGTATAGGGGTAATTAATAATTTATTAAGAGATCTTAATTCTAAAAACATTTGGAAATCATTTGGATGAGTTCCAGCAGTATATTTTCTAAGTACCCCTTCATTTTCTTTTAAAGTCTTAACTTCAGCGGCAAATGTCATAGTTGTGCTATTAGTTATTTTCCAATGGCAACTTTCAGTTAAGTATACTCTAGTATCTTCAGCTCCACCTTGACAATATGGATTACCTCCTTTATCAGGTGATAAATATTTGTCTGGGTGATCATATAAAGAAACAAATGAAGCCCCTAATGTAAATCCTTCTTCTAAAATAATTCTAGAATCTGGTTTGTGTAAATAATCATTTTCTAAAAAATAAACAGTATCATTATCAGCCATTTTTAAGGCTTCATCTAAAGCTAAATTAAATGTAGCTGCTCCATTCCCTTTACTAGTATAATAAATATGATCTTTAGATTTATATCTTTCAATCATATCACTAGTTTCTTTAGAAACATTATCTGCTATAATAAACCATTCACAATCATCAAATACTTTAACAGCATTTGTTAAACATGCTTCATTATTAATATAATTAGGTTTAACCTTATTATAACCCGAATCTGATATTCTATAAATTATTTTCATTCAAACTTAATACCTTTTATAACTAAACCATTTTTAGGATTATGGGAATTATTATTAAATAACTGAGGTGGAATACCCCATTTATACATAAACACTTGGGCAGCTGGGTTTTCTGTTGATTTAAACATTTCTCCTTCTTTACCATTTTTAGTAGCAGCACTACCAAAATGATATAAATGAGCTCCATGCGCTCTACTCATTTTTAATCCTATTAAATCTAGTTTTAGAAAGAAATCCCAATCACAAATAAAAGGAGATTTATACATAGTATCAAACCCACCAACAGCCATATAGTATTTTTTATACATTGCAAAAGGAAATATACCTCCGTCCAATGTTAAAGAGTCACTTTTAATTGATAATTCATGATTTATAAAACCTTCGTAATCAAATTCATTAGGAGTTCTACCAAAATCCTTTACAGGAAAATTAAATATGCCAGGCCCAGTGGGTTCGATTTGGTTAAGGGTTAATACACTTTTTTCTTTAAGTTCTTTTTCAATTACTAAATCAAAGTCCTTACAAAATACATTATCATCATTTACGATAAATATTTTTTCATTAGTAGCGTTCATAACACCTAAATTAAGTGCTGATTGCATACCTTGGTTTTGTCCTAAATTTAGAATATTAATGTGTTGTTTATATCTATCTAATACTTCTTGGCTTTCTTCTATGTAACCATCTACTGCAACAATAATTTCATTTTTATTACACTGTTGTTCAATACAAGATTTTAAACATAATTCTAAATATTTAGGGTTTCTATAAGTTGGAATTATAATACTAATCATAACTAAAATCTATAAACTATTAATACATCATCATAGCGATTTTTGACTTTTCTTAAATCAAATACTTCTATATTATCATGTAATTCTTCAAAATCAATTTCTTCTAATTCTAAATGTTGAATATCTTCAATAATATAAATCCCTCCAGGGTTCATTCTTTTTTTAAGGAGATTAAACGAATTAACTTGGTCATGTATTCTATGAGAACCATCATCAATAATAATATCAAATTTAATATCTCCTATAACATCTAAAAATTTAGGTTCAGTAGCATTTTCAATCCATATAGTAAAACGTTCATCATCTTTATACCCTCCTGGTTTAACTTTATCACTAAATATTTCTACATCATGAACATCAGCTCCATGTATTTTAGCATTATTAAAATACTTATACCATAATTCTAAAGATTCTCCATAGGCAATACCTATTTCTAAAAAATTAATATTTTTATCTCTATAAGGAGTTAATAACTTATCATAAGTTTCAATATAAGAATGAACTGTTCCTTTATCACCATGTCCTACTCCACTTGCATCTGAATGGTCTTCATATATTTCCTGCAATGTTCTCATAATGTGTTGTAATATTCGTTTTGCTGTTCTTGTCTATCTATTGTTTTAGGATGATATAAAGCTAATTCAGGTAAAGCAGGGAATAAGGCATATGTTTTAAATCCTTCTAACTTTTCATGAACTTTATTTACCCATTTAATTTCTGGTTTGTTTTTCCAAATACGCCATTGATAATCAGGCCAATTAACTCTATCTTGTTCATCAACATTCCATCTCCATTTTGTAATATGTTCTTTAGTTAAACCAGACACTGTATTAACTCTTGGTGTTAAATAAACTTCATTATCTGGGTTAGACTCTAGTATAGTAGGTAATTGCTCAATTAAAATATCATGAGGTATTTCATCTGCATCTATTTGGAATATATAATCACCTGAACAGTAAGATGTTAATTGATTTTTCCAATCAGCAAAATGATGTTTAAATGTATCTTGTTTTAATACTATATTTGGTTCATCATTTAATTCTTGTAAACGATACCATACTTCAGCTGTTCCTTTACCTTTATCAAATAGAATTACTATTTCATCTTCTAAACGTCTATTTTCAATTAAAAAATTAACTAATTTAGTTACTTCTTCTAATTCATTACAAACTGTTATAGCATAACTTATTTTCATATCTATTCAGGTAAAATCCCAATATATGATAAAGCATCCATGTATTGTCTTTCTGGGAAATGAGCAATTGTTTTCATATCAGCTTTATATTGAACCCCATGTTTTTTCTGTTCTTCCGGGCTTAGTTCAACTGCTTTAGTTGCAGCCCATCTCCAATCTTCAGCAGTTACTCCTTCAGCAAACACCATCCCTTTATCAGGGATATTTAGTGTATTAGGTAACCAAATAAGTTCTGTTTTAGGATCTAACCAAGCTATATCTTTATAAAGCTCAGGTAATAATGCCCATTGTTCATTATAAAAATCTGTTCCTACTTTCATTAAACTATTAGTCCAAAACCCACATGATAAACTAAAATAATTAGTTATTTCGGGGTTAACTTCTATTTTATAACATAAGTCTCCACCTGATTTAGGACAATTTATAATTTCATCATATTGTTGTATCATAATTTAGGAGTTTCCATTGTTGGTAATGTTAATTCTACTTGTTTAGGAAATTCAGGTATATTAGCATTTAAAATATTCCCTACTAATTCTTTCATAGCATCATAACTAAATTCAGTTTTTATTTTATGTGCCTGTCTTTTAGCTCCAGTTAAAAACTTTGGGTATTTTGCTTTAAGTGTTTTAAAAGTATTAACTGCATGTTTTGTACTAACCTGGAACCATTGGAATTCTTTTTTTAACCATTGATTAGCAGAACTATCATCTATATTTTCCAAACTACCAGGGACCCATAAAGAAAATTCATTACTAATAAAATCAATATGCCCTGACCATCCTGATACAGCTATTGGTTTTTTAGATAGACAGAATTCCGCTAAGGGTCTTCCATAACCTTCACCTTTAGTAAATGAAATCATTGCCTTTACTTTTGGGTGGTTATATAATTCATTCATTTCTGCATCACTTAAACCTCCATTTAATAAATAAACATTAGGTAATTTTGCATCTTTATATGTAGATTTAATAGCTCTAATTCTATTTAAAATTTCTTCTCTACTCATATAACTGTTTCGTCCAAGAGAAGCTTTTAATATTAAAGCAGGGGGGTTTGGTATATTTTTAAATGCATCAAAAAAGTATCTAATCATTAGGCCAACATTTTTTCTATCATGACCAAGGTTACCTTGCATCCAATGTCCTACAAATAAAAAACAAAATTGTTCCTCAATTGAAGATAAATCTAAACTAATTTCATTTTTATTAGGTAAATGTTTATAAACATCTAAATTAACTCCTTCAAATACTACATGCAAAGGTTTTTCTGATTTAATAGTACCTACTATTTGTTTGTTATTATCTCTTTGCTCAAATTTTAAACTTTCAAAAACTTGTTTACTATGTTTGGATGAAGTCCAATTCATATTCATTCTATTGAGTCCTTCAATCCAAGATACATCACATCCTGTACTTTCAATACCCGCAGTACAACCTATATTATATTTTCCTACAGGTTGAAATTCACTTGGTATTGTAATTTGCATCCAAATATCTGGTTTATTTTGTAAATTAGGAAGAGTATGTTTGTGGAGAAATTTCCATTCATCATGATCATTACAAAACCCCCCAGGTGTATCCCCCCATCTTTGAGGAAGCAATTTAACATCATATTTATCTAATTCAATTATAGCTTTAGCTATATCTCGTGCTCTAGCACCATAACCACTATATGTGTCAAATGGACAACTTATTACAAAAACTGGTTTACTCATTAATATATTATTTTATGGTTTAAAAACTTACCTTTTGATTTTGTAGCATTAATAAGTTCATATCTTTCTCTTGGTTCCCAAACATTAAATAATTCCTCAAAAGCTTCAATTACTCTTTTTCCTTGATGTTCAGCTGTGAATCCAGCTTCATCAGATAAAGCCCATTCTCTACCTTTTAATCCTCTTGCTTTTCTTTCTTCACGACTTAAATTATAAACTTCTTTTATTCTATCACAAGCATCTTCCCAAGTACATCTATCATCATAGATATAAGGAGTTGGAGGAGAACCTTGAATTGATCTTGAAGTAGGATAAACTGGGAAAGCCCATTCACCATGTTCTTTAAAAGTACCTCTATGGTTAGAAGGAATATTAGCATCTGGTTCAAACCATTTACCTTTATCATCAACAAATCTCATTTGATCCTGCATCCCACCTGTTACATTAGCAATAATAGGAGTACCTGCTAAAATAGCTTCAGTAATTGTTAATCCCCAACCTTCATTTGAAGTTAATAATATTTGAACATCAGCTATATTATATAGGAAATTAAGTTGTTTTCTATCTACTTTACCAGTAGAGAATATAATACAATCATTATATTTTTCTCCAAATAAATACTCTTGAACTTTAGTTAAATCTGTACCATGTTCTGAAGATATTTCAGTATGTAATAGAAATCTACATTTTAAGGCTTTTTCATAAGGTAAAGAATCTAAAAATGCCCTAAAAGCCATCATAGCATCTGGGATTTGTTTTCTTCTAATATTTCTAGAATTAAAAAACATTACAAATTCAGTTTCTTTATCCTGTAAGATTTTATTCTTAAATTCTAAAAGTTCAGGGTATTGTTCATGTTCTTTATTAATAGGAAAATATTCTTTATGATTTAATCCATGGGGGATGTATTTAAATACCCTTTTTGAATTGTCACAATCTTCTAAAACTAACTTATTAATATTAACGGTTTGTTTAGAAATCCCCATTAATAAATCACAAGCTTCATAAAAAGGTTGATTGTATCTTGGTGCAGGATAGTCATCCCAAATGTTTAGATAAGTAATAGGAGCTAATTTTCTTAATTGATCCTCCATATTAAATATATGTTGAAAATATCTTGGATCTGTAATCAACATAATAGCATCTGGTTTTTCTATGTTGAATATATTATGGATTTCTTGGGTAGTACCATATCCATTAACACAATAAAGAAAAACTTTTGCATCTTCTACTCCTGTAAATTTTTGTGTATCAGGACTAATATCTAATCGTTTTCCTGCCTCAGGGTGTTTAATTGCCCCTGCTACATTAACCCAATTAAAGTGGTGACAAGTATGGAGTACAATTTCTTTTGCTACAGTAGCAACTCCAGAATGAACTCTAATATCATCACAAACTAATAGGATTTTTTTCCTTTTTTCAGGGGGTAAATACTTAAAACTTTTATTCATCTAATTTAAAATTTACAGTTCAATATTTGTTTGATTGGTAATTTGTTTTCTAAAATTTTCATCAGTAAGATACAAATAAATTGCTCGATCGGCAAGCTTTTGGAAAGAAAACTTTCTTCTAACGCATTCTACCTTGAAATTTTCAAACAAACTGCTTTGAACTTTTACACTGGTTAGTGTCATGTCTTTACTATTTGCCATAATTTTTATTTTTAATAACGTTTATTATACATATATGGGGATATTAGTATATTATACCTTCTCCACATTTTTCTTTGTCATCTTTAAAAGGACAAAACATACAATTCCATTTAGAAACTGATTTGGGGTAGTCTATTTCTTTGATGTCCCCTGTTGAATTAAAACATTCATTAATAAAATTATTTATAGCCTTTATCGCTCTTCCTAATTTAATTTTTCCGCTAGGTGGGGTGAATGTTTGTACTCTATATGCTTGATGGGGTGACATAATTCTTTCATCATCCCAATCCAACACTTTTCTTTTAACAATAAAAAATTCAATATCAATATTACTTAAAGGAATACCATATTGTTCACTAAAGAACTGTTTATATAAAAGTAATTGAAATTGTTTATCTTCATTTTCTTTGTCTTTTTTATTCCATCCCTTAGTACTGGTTTTGATATCGATAATTTTAAAGGTATCATATTTTTCATCATATAATACAACATCTAAAAACCCAGTATATTTTATGTTATTATACATTTTATTGGGTGAAATAACTATAGGTATCTCACAACCTATCAAATGCCATCCTCGTCTTGAAAAATATCTACTTCTTTTTTTTCTAAACCAATTTAAAATACCTACTCCATCTTCAAAAAATTCCCTCATTTCCTCGGCGGAAGAGAAATGTTCATTATTGTTTTTCTTGTATTGGTTTTGGTATTCACCAATAAATTTTTCTTGAAACAGATTTTCTAAATTTAATTCATCAGCCTTAGCGGCACTAGTTTCAAACATTACATCTAAGTAATGTTGTAATACTTCATGTATAGCGGTCCCAAATACAGTATGAATTGAGGAAGTAAATACCTTTATTTTATCTTTATATTGTAGTTTCCATCTATGAGGACACTGTCTGAATAAAGACATTTGAGAATAAGAAATATTCTTTTGATAGGCATAATTTACCTCCTGAGGGGGATTATTTCTAATCTCCCTTACTATTTTAGGGATTTTTCTAGCCAAAACTTATTTTTTCCATTTATCACGCCCTACCAACATACCAATTATACCGTAGTTAGCTATATCAATAAACGTGTCTTCTATTCCTTCTCCTTTTACATAGTTTCTACCATGTACTATAAGATTCTTTAATCTGGATATTTTATCAGTAAGCCTAATAGCTAGACCTGTAAGGGAAAACGTTTTATCTTTTTCATTAGTTAAATCACCTCCTAAAGCAATATTATTCAAACCATAATCCATATGTTTTCGAGCAAACATTTCATACATTTCTTTTTGGATTAATTTAAATTCTTGGGATAGGTCTGGGTATTCCTCTTCAAATATAGTTATAGTTTGATTTACTTCATCATCAGCCCATTCCTCTAATTTTTTATTTAGACTAGGACTTTTAGCGTTCATAATTTCTCTATCGCTCATATTTTTTTCTTCTTGCATGTCGTACCATGCTTTTACTGTGTCACCCATTTACTTGTTCTTTTACAAAAAAATATTTTTCTAAGGCTTTTAATTTATCATCTGCATCTGCTAACATGGTTAAAGCTTCAGTGGCGTTTTTATAAAAATCTTCTGTACTATGATCCCCGATTCCTACTGCATTATTTCCTAATAATTCAAGTGATAATAAAGCTTTTGCTTTTTCAGCTTCAGCTTCTGTTTTAAGCATTTTGTAGAGATGTTGCTTCATTTTAATAATTGTTTTATTTCTTTGGTTTCTAAACCTCTATTCGTTAATATACGATTTATTTCTGTGGTATCCAAAATCTTTAAGTAATCTTTTACTTCTCTAATAGATACTTTAAAATGATCTTTTAATTGAATAACTAAATCTTCGTTTGGCTCCTTAGAATTTGATTTAATATATTTATTCCACCTATTATTTTTAGGAATAAATTCTTTATATATTCTATAAATCATTGCTTTTTCTTGAGGAGGTAGTTCTTGAACATAATTGACTACCTCTATATAATCTTGATTCATAGACATAAATCTATGTATCATATAGGCATTAAAAATCTCCCAATCTTTTTCTGTAAATTTAGATACAGGAGATTTATGGTAATTTATTTCTTTGAGCCAGTCAAATATGTTTTTCATCTAACAGAGTTCGTCTTTCAATTCTTCTCTTAATTCTACAGGAATACCCTCACCTAAAATTTTATTATTGGTAGGATCAAAAAATACAGGAATAGGCATAATTGCATCATTTTCTGTACCTACTACAAATTTAGATATTCTCCTAAGAATAACTCCTGATTGGAAAATACTACCTCCTTTAGAATTTTTAATTCCTTCAGTAGTTTGTAGGTCAACATTAATTTGAGGGGGTTGTTGTGGATTTGTCATAATTATTTAGTATTTATTAAATTTGAAATTAAACTCATTGCATTGATTTCTTTATCAATACGGAAATTTGCTTTATATTGATGATCATTTACTAAAATAGCAACTGTACCTTCTTTACCTGGAAGATATTCTGATGCTCTTTCATATAATGATTTAAATAATTCATCAAAATCATCTACATTAGCATCCGCTATAATTTGGCGTATATTAGTAAAACTTTTACTACTAGTATATCTTAACTCATCAATAACAGCAGATATATAGCTGGATGAAACTAATAACTTCTCATCTAATTCTAATTTACCAGTTCGGCTACTAGTTTGAATTGTGTTGAGCATTTTACGCAAATCAGGATAAAACTGATTTACAATTTGACCAATGGCAGTAGGTTGATATTTAATGCCCTCCTTTTCACAAATTCCAGCTATATGTACTGCTACTTCTTTTTTAGTGGGTGGAACGATCTTTAATACTTGACACCTTGATTGTAAAGGATCAATAATACGTTCTACATAATTACAGGTTAAAATAAACCTAGTTGTTCGCGAAAACGTTTCAATGATATTACGGAGAGAAGCCTGCGCTTGAATAGTAAGAAAATCAGACTCATCCAAAATAACAACCTTAATTGATTTAAATGAAGCCACGCTTGCAAAACTTTGTACTTTATCTCTAATCGTTTCAATGCCGCGTTCATCAGAGGCATTAATATAAAGGCTGTCACAATCAAGATTTTGTACAATGAGTTTAGCAAGAGTTGTTTTTCCTGTTCCGGCAGGTCCATAGAGCAAATAATTTTGTATATCGTTTTGTTCTAATTGTTTAGCAATAGATGCTTTTAAATTAGCGTTACCAACATATGTATCTAAAGTTACTGGTCTATATTTCTCGTTTAGTAAACTATTGTCCGTATTCACCATAAATTGAATATACTTTTTCTTTAGGTTTTTCTACTTCAATTTCTTCTGCGTCGATTGCATATAGATTACCATTTAAAGGTTCTAATCTGTAATTGCCTCTAAATCCTGTTTTTCTCATATAAGCTTCTAATGTATCAGTTAAACTAGGATGAACTTTTTCTTCACCTAACAAACTCCACTTATCTCCAGGTGGCACCCTTTCTGCAATCAAAACATTTTGTTCTACAATTTTTGTTTCTTGTTTTGCCATAATTCTAAATTTAACTTTATGCTAACCCAGCTGCGTTGGTAGCTGTATCTTGCAATATTCTTAATTTTTCTTCTATTGACTTTTTATCTTGAGTCAATGTACATTCAGTTAATAAAACTGTTCCAGCAATTGATGCTGCATTTTCTAACGCCAATCTAGTAACTTTCATTGGGTCAATCACGCCTTTTTCCTTAAAGTTTACAACTTCTCCACTATCAACGTCAATCCCAGCCCACATATCATTACCTGATTCTACTAGTTTGTATTTACCTAGCATTTTAGCTTCTGTTGGCTCATAACCAGCATTAATTAGGATTTGTTCAAATGGTTTTGCACATGCTTCTATTACAATTTTCTCTCCAGTTGTTTCTCCTTTTAAACCTGAAGAAGCATAAAGTAAAGCTACACCCCCGCCGGGTAATATACCTTCATTTAGTGCTGCTTTAGTAGCATGTAATGCATCATCAATTCTATCTTTTTTCTCTAACATTTCAGTTTCAGTATTTCCACCTACATGGATTACTGCTACTCCTCCGACGAATTTTGCCAATCGGTTTTGGAGTTGTTCTGTTTCGTACGGTGTTTTTGATTTTTCGATTTGTTGCTGTAGTTCTTCAATACGTGCTTCAATTGCCTCAGCTGATCCTTTTCCATCTACAATTGTTGTTTGGTCTTTTGTTACTGTAATTGTTCTTGCTTCTCCGAACCATTCCCAACTAAATTTGTCAAGTTTCATTCCTTTTTGTTTATCAAAAACTTTACCTCCAGTTGTAATGGCTATATCTTCTAATACTAATTTTCTTCTATCCCCAAAGTCAGGTGCTTTAACCGCACACACATTAATTGTACCTCTCATTTTATTAACAATAAGGGTAGCTAATGCTTCATTATCAACATCTTCGGCTATAATAAGTAATGATTTTCCTTGTGCGGATACTGCTTCTAAAATAGGTAATAATTCCTTGACAGTATTTAGTCTATGATCCATGATTAAAATTGCAGGATTTTCTAAGGTACAGGACATAGAATTATTATCTGTTACAAAGTAAGGAGATTTATAACCTCTATCAAATTGTAATCCTTCTACAGTTTCAAGATAAGTATCTGATGATTTAGATTCTTCAACATGAACCACACCTTCAATTCCTACTTTATCAATTGCTGTTGCAATTAATTTACCTATTTCAGGATCATTATTTGATGAGATAGTAGCAATTTGTTCTAATTGGAATTCTCCTGAAATATCTTCTGATAGTTCTCTTAGATTTTTAACTACTTGTTTAGTAGTTTCATCTATTGACCTTTTAATTTTAACAGCATTTTCTCCATTATCAAGAGCGGATAATCCAGCTTTAATCATTTCTCTAGCTAATAAAGTAGATGTTGTAGTACCATCACCTGCTTTATCAGCAGTATTCATTGCTGCTTGTCTTACTAATAACTGTCCTAAATGAGCACTAGGATCTGTATCTAAAAATGATTTAGCTACTGTTACTCCATCTTTAGTAGATTGAGGTGGTTCAGCATGCCCCTTATAAATGACAACATTTCTACCATTAGGACCTAAAGTTGAAACTACTGCATCTGCTAATTTATCAATCCCTTTAAGTAATTTTTGTCTGGCTTCTTTGCCATAATTAATTTGCATTTCCATATTAAATATCTGTTAAATTTTCTTGATCTTCTTTAGTTAATTCTGTATTTGCTAATACTTGTTCTACGTTTAGCTCTTCTACTATTCTACCTAAAATCTGATTTTCAGGACCAACCCAATATTCTTCTCCTTCAAAAGGTAATTTTGTGAACCCTTGTGTAGGTAAAATTACTTTATCACCTACTTTAATTTTCATTGCTATCTCAGTCCCATTAATAGTATATCTACCAGTTCCAACTGCAATAACTTTACCAATAGTATTAGTTTCTTTCCCCATGTCTGGGACTATGATGTTTCCATAAATGGTTTCTTCGGCTTCAATAGGTTTTACTATAACAGCATCGAATAATGCTTCTAACTTATTCATAATTTTTCAATATAATTTTTAATATTTGATTCAATTTTTTCATAATGATTTAAAAACTCAGTTAAGGATTTATATGACTCCTTTGTGTGTAACTGATCTTGGGCTATTCGTTCTAAAGCACGTTTAAAAGTAGAATGAAAGGTTAATGCTTTAGAATACGTTTTATTTGTACCTGTAGATCTAAAATGATCCTTATCTTTAGTTACTTTAACATTTACCGTATAACAATTGTCATCGGATGTTATAAAATAGGGGTCCAAAGCTGGATCCTCGATCATTGTTAGGGATTTTACTTTTCTTGCCATATAACTTTTAATTTATTTTGTAACTATAATATACGAAAAACAATGTGCTAGGACACATATTTTAATAAAACTTATTATTTAATTTTTAGAGATTTTAACTCACTTCCTTTGGCATAAGGAACTTCAATTCTAAGTAAACCATTTTCAAAATTAGCTTCTGCTTTACTTAAATCAAATTTACTATCAATCTTCCAACCTAAATTAAAAGATCTTTTAGCAATACCTCGATGATAATAATTTATTTCATCATCTTTGGCTTTGTCATAATTAACTCTGATTATATTACCTTGAATTTGAATTTCTAGGTCTTCTTTATTAATCCCAGTACAAGCAATATCAATGCCTAAACCATTAGGTTTTTCATAAACATCAATAGGGTGTGGGATTTTTTGGTTTTCAATAGGTGCATATGTAGATGCATCCTGGAAGAAATTTCGAACTAAAATGTCGAAAGGTGTAACGTGATTTTCATAAAATAATGTACTCATATCATTTAAAATTTATGCGTCCTAAGATCGCGGTTTAACAAAAATATAACAATGTGCCCTAGCTCCAATGTTAATCTATTATACATATATAACATAATAAGGAAATTTTATTTTTCCAAACTATTTCCAAGAAAAATTATTTCCCATATGCCCCCATTCAGCAGTTTTACTAAAAATAGGTTTTTTAAGATCTAAAAATTCAATAATACCATTGGGAGATAAATCATATCCCTGTATTTCCATTTTAAACCCATCTATATTAGCTGTGGCTTGAATAGGTTGGTTATAACCAATAGCATATGCTAATTGAACATAAACTTCTTTAGCATTAAACATTCTTAAATAATCAACAGCAATTCTTCTAGCCATATAAGCTGCCGAGCGGTCTACTTTTGTTGCATCTTTACCACTAAAAGCACCACCGCCAAGAGGAACTCTAGGCCCATAATTATCAACTGCTAATTTTCTTCCTGTAACCCCTGCATCTGCGTCTAAACCTCCTATTTTCCAATCACCAGCAGGATTAATATGAAGAGCTTCTATTACATATCCTTTATTTTCTTCGAAAAATTTTCTAACTAATTTATCTAAATCTCTACTAGAGGCATTTTGGAATGAACAAACTACTCTAACTTTTTTACCATCTAAAGTTATTTGGGTTTTGCCATCATAAGGATATTGTTTAAAAATAAATTTATTTAATTTTCTTGCTAAATAATACTCTTGAGGCACTTTTTCTCTATTTTCGTTACAAGCATACCCAATCATAATACCTTGGTCTCCAGCTCCTCCTGTATCTACTCCTTTTGCGATTTCAGGGGATTGGCTAACTATATGGGTTTGAACATCATTTATTCCAAACTTTTCTTTAATTAAGTCTTTAATTTGTTGTTCTAAAACTACATGGTAGGATTTTACTTCTCCTGTAATAAAGATTTTTCCATGGCCCCCACAAGTTTCAATAGCACATCTAGAATTAGTATCTCCTTGAAGATAAAGATCTAAAATCATATCAGAAATTCTATCACAAATTTTATCTGGGTGGAGTGGTGATACGCACTCGGCTGTTCTTATCATACTTTTATCCATTTATCGTCTGAGTCTAGTTTTACAGCAGCTACAAAAATTTGATCCCAGTATTCAGGTTCAATTAATGTTAAAAATAAAGATCCATTTTTTCTTTGATATAAGTAATAAGTATGGCCTTTTACAGGTATAAAACTAAATTCTGATTTATTAACTAATTTATTCCATTCATATAATTCTATTAACTTAACATATTCTGCTTTTAATTCAGAAAATTTGGTAGATAGATAGTGATTAACTTGAATAGTCTGTTGTACCATCCAAGATTTAGTATCTTCTAATTCTATCTTAGGGGCTGCTACACTATCACCATAAGGCATGATTGCCTTATCTTCAGCGTACATATCAGGTTTTTTATTCTCCAGGGTAGAGGGCATCTTCAGAATCAAAGAAAAATATATGAAATAATCGAGATGAATTAATATCCCACCCAAAATAAACCGGAGCAGCATGGATTAATTTTGCATCCCATATAACTAATCTATTATAAACATTACCTACAAAATCTACTTGTTGGTAAGGGGTACCATCTACCCAAGTTTCCCCATTAAATGCTTCTCCAATATTAGGTTCTCCACCTCTCAATTTTGTAGCTTTATGCTGATAAAATCCAGTACCGGCTTCAACAGGAGCATCTGGGGTTAAGTAGATAACTGCGGCATATTCTTGACTATCACAGTGCCAAACAGGTCTCATATCTGCTTTATTAGATTGGAACCTACCACACATTCCATAATAATCAGCAAATCGAGTAATTTTTTTACCCATTATACTTTCAAATTTTTCCTTAGTTCCGTCAAAAACAAATTGTTTTCTAGTTCTTAAACCTTCATAACCTTCATCATCAAAATACCATTGTTGAAGAGCATAATTTCTTACTTCATCAATGTTTTCATAAAAATTTTCAGCAACCCAAATTCTTTTTTTAGTATCAGGATTTACTTTAAATTTATCGGTAGTTATAATTCCTCCGTCTTCGTTAGGGGTTGTGTCATTATAATAAGTCATGTTTTTTAATTTTATTCGTTTCGTGATAAATAATATGTACTTTTAATTTCATCTGATGAAAATGATAATTGCATCATTCCAAGTTTAGAAAATTTTAATGTATACGTATTTTGATCCTTATTTATATTTAAAACATCTTTAAATAAATCAGCATCAAAAGGATAAGCATTATTTAAAATATCTTCATTTATTGTTCCTGAGATGTTATATTTTATTTTACTAGCATGTTCACTATTATCTCCAAATGTAAATTGAATAGTAGTAATTTGGTTTATATCTTTAATTGCTTTAATAGTAAATACTTCTTGTTCAGCTAAGGCATTTTTTGCTTTAATTAAATTATCAACATCCTCTCTACTTAATTCTAATTCAATATCCCATTGATTAGGATCAGGATACCATACAGCTTTTTCAATCATATAAGGAAGAGCAAGACCATAAGATAAATCAAATGAAGAATCTGATATGTTTAGTTTTTGGGCTATAGTATTGTCTTTAGTAAGGGATAGAAGCAAATCTCCTGTAGTAACGGCTAACAATTTATTTAGTTTAGTAGTATCCCATATTCCTAATTCAATATCTTCTAAAGGAAAATTATTTAATTCTACCATTACAGCCCTTCCGGGTATCCCAGTATTTACAGTTAATTTATTATCTTTTATAACCCATTTAGACTTATCAAATCTACTATTTATGTAATATTTTGAAATAAAAGACTGTAGTAAATTTTTGTTTATCATATAAATATTTTTTTCCTTTTTATAATTGAACTTGGACTAACTCCATTTTCACACCTGCTACAAATATCAAATGTAGACAATGGAGCTGGCATTACATCATCATACGAACTCTCTAATAAATTTCCAAGTATTTTTTCTAAACTATAATCCATACAACAAATAGAAACATCTCCATTAGGTAAAACTACATTATGATATAAATGTTCAATACACCCACAAGTACTAGGTCCTTTTATTTCAGCATGTTGTACCCTATCCATTACCTTTTTTAAAGCGGGTTTAATGGTTGCTTCACCTACTAGATTTCCTGCTCTATTCCAAAAATTTGGTATAACAGGATTTGGCCACAAGTCAGAAGCTATTTCATGAGCTTCTCCCATTGACATAACATAAAACCCCTGAATTTCATTTTCTAATTCTTTAAATCTTTCATATACCTTTCTTAATTTATCTGAAATAGGGTGTTCTGCTATTCTTTCAGTATCGGGAATATGTAGACAAAAACCTCCATTTGGTCCTTTAGTCCAAGGTATATTTTTAACTCGTTCAACATCATCTAAAGTCATTCCTACTCCCGTAGAGAATGCAGATACAGGATGGCCTTTATGGTGGGCGTATTCAGCCATGCTAGTACAATTTTGATTTAACCAAGGTTCTGTAAATCCAGAAAAGGTAATTCTAACTTCTTCAGGAACCTTATTAACTATAGTAATAAAATCATCAATTGATAATTGCTTAGGTTGACCCTCTAAAGCATGGTATATTTTTTCCAAAGTTCTTTGAGGACAAAAAGCACAATTCACAATACATCCTTTTGGTGATATAGATGTAGTAAATTCTAAAGTTGGCCACTTAGTGGTTTTCCAAAAGTCTCTCATACTTCTAACATTTTAAACGCATTAACATAAGGATTTGTATCAAGACTCCAACCAATATCACTAAAAAATCCTTCTAATTTATTTAATAAAATACTATCAAATATTTTTTTTCTATCTGCATATTGATTAAAAAATTCTTCAATTTTAGGAGGCATTTCATAATCTAAAAATGCTAATGCTTCTATTTTATAAGGATTATCTTTTAAATAAGTCCATTTTACTTTATCATAAGCAGTAATTAAATTATATTCTTTATCTAACCCCCAAAAGGTAAGTAAATCATTATATTTAATAGCTGCCCTAACAGGTGCAGGACATCCTTTTTCTATTTCAGTAAACATTTCTCCTGCTCTGGGTTTTCTACCTGAATATTTATCTAATTTTTTAACAGAAGTTGGATTACCTAGTTCTGCTAAAGGTATTTTTCCTGATAATATTTTCTCTTTAAATTCTTTAATTTGGTCTAAAATTTCTGTGTGTGTTGCTCCTTTTAGGGTTTGAACTAAAATATTATGGAAAAAATCTCCTAATGTTTCAGGAAAATTAGTTTTCATAAATTCTAATCCTTTAATATCTAAAGTTTCTTTAACTATACCTTCTTGTTTTGTTATCCATTGAGCGTAACGTCTAGTATTTCTAAAATAAGCAGAACGAATAACACATTCGGTTTTCATTTCTAACCAATGGGGTTTATCAAACCATTTAAATTGTTCTACATTAAAACAATCTATAGCTAACCCACTATAAAAATCAGTAATAATATCTTGATATTTAAGAGCTATATTCTCTAATAATTCATCCTTTTTTTCATCTGGATAGGATTCAAAATCAGGATATTTGTGTAGTAATATAGGTTTAGCATTAAAATAATTAGAATCAGTATCTACATAAGCACAGAAATTCTGTTCCCCATTATCACAAATAAAAGAAGGTGTTTCTTGTAAATATTTCATGAATATTCTTTTACATCTAAATAATCACTACCTGTAATTATATTAATGTCATTTTTTATTTTATTTCTTTTTTCGTTTAATTTAAATATTTGTTTAGAATACATAACAAAATCCTTATCGCTTATGTTTTTATCTCTAACTTTATTTTTTAATTCCCATAATGTACTATTAATTTTAGCTAAAGACAAATAAAGTACCTTAACAGAATGATCATTTTTTGTAAATAGATCAATACACTTAGGGTTTAATTCTAAAAATTCCCTTTCTATTGAAGCTAAATTAGCAGGGTTTTCCATATTAAGTTTTTTTAACTCTATAATAGAAATTCTATCTA